CAAAACTATGTGTCATCTATGGAGCGAATTGCTCTAATGGAAGAAATTTTTGTTGGTAAGCAACCACTACGCTTTTCAAGACATATGGATAGACTGTTTATTGATATGGACTGGGAAACAAGAGTGACCGAAGGAGAATATCTAATCGTTGAAGCATATCGTGTTATTGACCCTAATACATATACGCAGGTATGGGGTGACTACTGGCTAAGACAATATTGCACACAACTCTTCAAGCGTCAATGGGGCGAGAACATGAAGAAGTTTGAGGGCATGCAACTTCCCGGTGGTATAACATTTAATGGCCAGCAAATCTGGTCTGAAGCAGATGAAGAAATCAAGAGACTAGAAGAAGAAATCGTTTCTAAGTTCTCTATGCCTGTAATGGATATGATCGGATAGTGATAAATGGCAACAAATCTCTTCTTTAACAATTTTGGTCATCTAGGCCAGCAAACATTAATTGAGGACTTGATTATTGAGTCTATCAAGATGTATGGCTATGATTGCTTTTACCTTCCTAGAACACTCATAAAAGAAGATAATCTTTTTGGCGAAGATGTTCTATCAAAGTTTGATGATGCCTATGAATTAGAAATGTATATCAAAAATGTTGAAGGCTTTGAGGGGGAAGGCGACTTTCTTTCAAAATTTAATGTAGAGATTCGTGACGAAATCACATTCACTATCTCAAAGAGAAGATTTGGCGATGAAATGATTGCCAAAGATATGATTGCACAAGAAGATGGCGATGAAGCAACAAGACCTCTAGAAGGCGATCTTATATACCTACCACTCACGGGAGGCCTGTTTGAGATCAAATTCGTAGAGGACGAATCTGTTTTCTATCAGATGGGCGAACTTGCAATGTATGATCTGAAGTGTGAATTGTTTGAATATTCACATGAAGAACTTGACACTGGTATTGATGTCATTGATGATATTCAGACAACACATTCAACAGTAATGCAAGACTTTAGCATCTTAGATGAAGCGGGCAATGTCCTCGTTTTTGAAACTGGCGATGCTATGGTAGCAGAAGATTATAGAATAGATTCTATTGTCACTACAGCAAATAATGAATATATTCAAACTGAAACAACATCATCAGGATCACTCGGAGCATTTCTTGATTTCTCTGAACAAAATCCGTTCAGTGAAGGGAGTGACTGGTAATGTTTGGTAACAGTGACTATCATAGTGCTATTCGTAAGTATATCATCATGTTCGGTAATATGTTCAATGATATAGATGTAACTCGCTATAATAATGCTGGTGATGCTACACAGACTCTCCGTGTGCCTATTGCATATGGTCCTAAAGAAAAGTTTCTTGCAAGACTTAGACAAAACCCAGATATCACAAGAGAAGTCGCAGTAGTATTACCTAGACTTGCGTTTGAAATCACTGGATTTAATTACGATTCTACAAGACAAATGAACAGGCAAAATCGTTTAACATCTGTTGGGTCTGGCAATAATTCTTTGCGGTCTGGTTGGGCGCCAGCGCCATACAATATTGATATGTCACTATACGGCATGTTTGCAAATCAAGAAGATGCTGTACAAGTCGTAGAACAGATTTTGCCTTACTTTCGCCCAGAGTGGACAAACTCAGTCAAGATTGTACCATCTCTAGGTGTCTATGTTGACGTGCCTACAGTATTGCAGGGCATGACGATTGAAGATACATATGAAGCAGACTTTCAAAGTCGTAGGGCTATCATCTATACTTTCAATTTCACAGTCAAAGGTTATATTTATGGGCCTGTGACAAATAAAGGGGTCATCACAAGAACTAAGGTTGACTTTCACATTCCTAGTAGTAATACACTTGTAAGCACAACAGACTTTGAACAAGAGCGTATCACACTTACACCAGGGCAAACTGCGGCTGGTGTTGCTACTGCAAATTCAGCGGCAAGCGTAGACAGAAGCCAAATCAATGCTAACTCTGCTTATGGCTTTGCATTTGATACTGAAAACTTTTTTACAGGGAATAACTTCTCAACGGTTATAAGATAAAATGAAAAATAATGTTGCTGACGGACTAGATAAAACATTGAATGTTGAAAGTCAGTTTGAAGTGATGGAAGATATTATGGAAAGAGACAAAGAAGTTCTTTCTGAACTTGCTAAAACTGATACTCAAGACATAGACTTAGACTACAAATATGCCAGAGAAAATCTATACGGTGTTATAGAGAAAGGCTCGGAGGCTCTCGACACACTTATAGAATTGGCTAAAGCCAGTGAGCATCCTAGAGCGTTTGAAGTGGTATCTCAACTCACTAAAACTCTAGTTGATGCAAATAAAGACCTGCTAGATATACAGAAGAAGGTCAAAGACTTGAAAAAAACTGAAGAGGCAGAAAAACCGCAGAACGTAACAAACGCTTTGTTTGTTGGTAGCACTGCCGAATTGCAAAAATTAGTTAATGGGAGAAATGAAGATGGCTAAAAGTATGATGGGTACAACCAAAGCATGGGAACCCACAAAAGTAAAAACATCAATCGGTAGAGGTATGCTCTCTCTTACCAAGATGAATAAGAAAAAGAGAGCAAGTTATAAGAAATACCGTGGACAAGGTAAAGCAAGATAATGGCAAAGAAAAATCGTAATGATAAAGTATGGATGATTCCTGAAGGCGAACAAAGAGCAAATGCTAGTTATCATTTTGTACATCCAAAAACAATGAATCAGATTCGCAATGGTGTAAAGTTGCGTATGAGAAAATATCATCCAGGCAAAAGGCAGCATGTCTGGTTTATAGAATCAAAGATGCCACCACACAGTAAATAGGTAAGATGATGTATTCATATAGATGTAAAGTTGTAAAAGTTATTGACGGTGATACAGTTGACATTGATCTGGATCTTGGTTTTGGCATTTGGCTAAAAGATGAGAGAGTTCGTCTTTACGGTATCGACACTCCCGAATCACGCACTAGAGATAAAGAAGAAAAGGTCTATGGCTTGGCTGCCAAAGAATTTCTAAAAGGCATGTGTGATGATGAATGGATGATTCTTGAATGTAATGAATATGATGCAAAGGGTAAATTTGGTCGTATTCTAGGATCACTTAGAAGAACTACAAATTATGCTGATCAAACAGTCAATGAATATATGATTGAGAAATATCATGCAGTTCCTTACTATGGCCAGTCTAAAGATAATATAAAAGAGGCTCATCTAAAAAATCGTGAGTTTGTGAATTTGAATGGCTGAGACCTATCTAGGTAATCCAAATCTTAAAAAAGCGGATGTACCTGTAGAATTTACAAAAGATCAGGTAGAAGAATATCTGAAGTGTATGAAAGATCCAGTCTACTTTGCAAGACAATATGTAAAGATTGTAAATGTAGACAAGGGTCTTATACCTTTTGAAATGTATGATTTTCAAGAAGAGATGGTTCGCACTTTTAGTGCAAACAGATTTTCGATATGCAAACTGCCTAGGCAGTCAGGCAAATCTACCACGACAACAGCATATATCCTACACGAAATTCTTTTCAAAGACCAGCAGAATGTGGCTATTCTTGCTAACAAAGGCTCATTGGCTAGAGAACTTCTAGGCAAAATTACCCTCGCATATGAATATCTCCCTAAGTGGCTACAACAGGGAGTTGTTGTTTGGAACAAGGGTAATATCGAACTAGAGAACGGGTCTAAAGTTGTAGCGGCGGCAACGTCATCATCTGCTATTCGTGGTGGATCATACAATCTTATTTTCTTGGACGAGTTTGCATTTATTGGCAACAATCTTGCTGAAGAATTTTTTAGTTCAGTTTACCCGACAATTTCATCTGGTGCTACTTCAAAAGTCATTATCGTTTCTACACCGAATGGTATGAATCATTTCTACAAGATGTGGACTGATGCTGAAGAGGGTAATAGTAAATACATACCAATCGAAATACATTGGTCATCAGTCCCTGGCCGTGATGAGAAATGGAAAGAAGAAACCATTGCTAACACCAGTGAAGAGCAATTCAATCAAGAATTTGAATGTAATTTCTTAGGATCGGCCAATACTCTAATTCATCCCACAAAACTACGACAACTTGCATTTAAGAGGCCTTTAAGAAATTATAACGGTGCTGATATCTATGTCGAACCAAGAGCAGATCGCATATATGTTGCAGTGTGTGATGTATCAAGAGGTGTAGGACAAGACTACTCAGCATTTACAGTATTTGATGCTTCAGAGGTGCCATATAAATTATGTGCAAAATTTCGTAGTAAAGATATTTCACCACTGCTATATCCAAACTATATACACACTATCGCAAGACTATATAATGAAGCCTTTGTTCTTATAGAAGTTAATGATATCGGCGGCCAGGTTGCAGATATTATGCATAATGACTTGGAATATGAGAATCTAATATCTACAGCAAATAAAGGTAGAGCAGGACAAGTAGTCAGTGGAGGATTCTCATCAAATGTACAGTTTGGTGTTAGAACAACAAAGCCAGTAAAAAGAATTGGCTGTTCTAATCTAAAAGACTTGATTGAGAACGACAAACTAATTATCGAAGATATGGATCTTATATCGGAATTATCTTCATTCATTGGTAAGGGTGTATCATATCAAGCAGAAGAAGGTTCACATGATGATTTGGTGATGACATGCGTTTTGTTCTCATGGCTAGTAAGACAGCCATACTTTAAGGATATAACAAATGTTGATATCAGACAAAAAATGTACGAAGATAAAATAAAAATGCTCGAGGATGAGCAGTTACCGTTTGGAATACTAGATGATGGACATCCAGAAGAGGGCGTTTTAAACGGCCCAGAGGACATACAAGAGTACATAAACTCTGGAAATCGTGATACATGGTTCTAAACACTCGTTTTTATAAATATTGAGTAAATCAGAGATTATTTTGAATATTCTTAGAAGGAGATGAAAAAATGGCTTTTCAAGTATCACCAGGAGTAAATGTCAGTGAGATTGATCTCACTACGGTGGTGCCTGCCGTATCAACAACCACCGGTGCCCTCGCAGGACACTTTAAGTGGGGCCCAGTTGATCAGCGTGTCCTAGTTAGTACTGAAGACAATCTTGTAACTGTCTTTAATAAACCTAATGCAAATACCGCTGATGACTTTTTTACGGCTGCCAACTTTCTTGCATATGGCAATTCGCTATTTGTAAGTCGTGCTGTTACAAGTGCTAACAATGCGACAACTGGTGGCACAGGCGCTTATATTAGTAATGAAGATTACTATAATGAAACATACGCACATTCAAGTGGTCATGGCGATTGGGTAGCAAAATATCCTGGCGACATTGGCAATTCTTTGAAAGTTTCAGTATGTCACAATGCGAATGCATGGGAGAGTTCGGTTACAACTAACTACTATGCTACAAACAATTCAAAGACTGTCACACTTGCTGGTGACGGACAAGGCACTTCTAACACAGAGACACAGTTTGTTGTTGGTGACAGAATTTTGCTTGGACCAGACAGAGAGGCTCGTAAAGTATCCGTTCTTTCTGGTAACACAATTACACTGTCAACAGCATATGGCGGTAACACAGTTTCTAACTATGCACCATCATTGACTCGTCAGTGGGAGTTCTATCCGAACTTTGATCGGGCACCAACAACTACAACATTTGCTAACACAGTAAACGCTCAAGGAGACGCACTGCATGTTGCTATTGTTGATGAAGATGGTGTCATCACAGGTCAGTCTAGTTCATTAATTGAGACATATGAAAATGTTTCAATGGCGCCAGATGCTAAAGACGAACAGGGTGCCGGTCTATACTACAAAGATGTTATTAATGAGCAATCTGCATGGGTATGGTTTGGTGCCCACAACTCAAATGCTTCAAAAGCGGGTACAAATGCTCGACTAGGCACGAATTACCCAGGTAATGATTTGCCAATAACAAACAGCATGACAAAAGGTAAAGATGGTTCTGCCAGCGATGGCGCATATATTACTGCTTACAATAAATTTAAAGATGCTGATACTGTAGATGTTTCATTGGTTCTTGGCTCAGGCTCAAGTTCCACTGTTGCTACACATATTATCAACAATATTGCTGAACACCGTAAAGATTGTGTCGCTGTTATCTCACCAGAAAGAGCCGATGTTGTAAACAACAACGGTTACGAAGGTAAAGAAGTGGCTGATGTTATTGCATTTAGAGATGGTCTACCATCATCCTCATATGCAGTCATGGATTCAGGCTGGAAATATCAGTATGATAAATACAACGATATCTATCGTTATGTTCCACTAAACGGCGACACTGCTGGTCTAATGGTACAAACAGACTTGACAAGAGATCCATGGTTCAGTCCTGCAGGTTTCAATCGTGGTAATGTCAAGAATGTTATCAAACTCGCTTATAATCCAAGCAAGGCTGATAGAGATGAACTTTACAAGAAGGGCATCAATCCTGTCGTGACATTCCCAGGTCAGGGTACAGTTCTATTCGGTGATAAGACAATGCTTGCACAGCCAAGCGCATTTGATCGTATCAATGTTCGTAGATTGTTTATCGTACTTGAGAAAGCAATTAGTACAGCGTCCAAGTTTACTCTCTTTGAGTTCAATGATGAGTTCACACGGTCACAGTTTAAGAACCTAGTTGAGCCATTCCTCAGAGATGTACAAGGTCGCCGTGGTATCACGGACTTCCAAGTTGTCTGTGACGGAACGAATAACACTGGTCAAGTCATTGATAATAACGAATTTGTGGGTGACATTTATGTTAAACCTGCTCGTTCTATCAACTTTATCCAGTTGAACTTTGTTGCTGTAAGAACTGGCGTTGAGTTTTCTGAAATCGTCGGCAGAGCAACATAAATAAAGTAGACAGGAGAAAAGACAATGGCTTTTAATGTAAACGAATTTTCAGGCGCCCTCAAAGCGGGTGGTGCTAGAAATTCATTGTTCCAAGTACAAATCACGAACCCAATCAACGGTGTCGCTGATGTACAGGTACCTTTTCTCTGCAAAGCCGCTCAGATTCCAGCCGCTACTTTGGGTGTAGTCGAAGTTCCATACTTCGGCCGCACTGTAAAGATTGCTGGTAATAGAACATTTGCAGAATGGGCACCAACGATCATCAACGATGAAGACTTTGCAATTCGCAATGCAATGGAACAGTGGTCTAATTCAATTAACTCTTTTCAAGGCAACCTAAGAAATACTGGTGGTTCAGCACCATCATTGTACAAAGCAAACGCTCAGGTACTTCAGTATTCGCAAACAGGTGATCTTCTTAGGGAGTATAACTTTGTTGGTATTTTTCCAACAGAGGTTAGCACCATCGACCTAGCATGGGAAACAGAAGGTATTCAAGAATACACTGTCACTTTCCAGTACGATTATTGGGAAGTATCTGGCGGAACTACTGGCAACGCCGGTGGTATCTAAATCCGCTTTTTAATTATGTTGGGTGGGGCGTCATAAATAGTATTGGACGCTCCCCCATTTTCATTGAGGATTAAGTAATGGCAGTAAATCTATTCGGTTTCAAAATAGGTAAAGAAGAGAAAGAGACACAACTCGACAATTTACCTTCATTCGTACCACCAGCGCAAGATGATGGAAGCATCACTGTAGCTGAGGGCGGTGCGTTTGGCACAACCGTAGACTTAGAAAATACAGTAAAAAACGAATCACAACTCATTACTAAGTATCGTGAGATGGCTCAACAGCCTGAGGCTGAGAAAGCAGTTGACGATATCATTAATGAGGCAATCGTTGCTGACAATAATCAAGCACCAGTAGAGATTGTGCTAGATGACATTGAGGCATCGGCGGCGATCAAAGATAAAATTAGAGATGAATTTGATTATATTCTGAAGTTAATGAAATTCAATTATAGAGCATATGATATCTTTCGTAATTGGTATGTTGATGGTAGACTATTCTATCATATTGTTATTGATATTAAGAACCCAAGAGCGGGAATCAAAGAACTAAGGCATATTGATCCTCGTAAGATTAAAAAAGTTCGTAAAGAAAAACGTGATCAAAAGGCTAGAGTTGGCGAGATTTCACTAACTAAACGCTATGATGAATTTTACATTTATCAGTCAAAGGGTATCACTTCAGAGGGTGAAGGTTTAAAGATTGCACCAGATTCGATTGCATATTGCAACAGCGGCCTTCTAGATACAAAAAATTACACAGTATTATCGTATCTTCACAAAGCACTGAAGCCACTAAATCAGTTGCGTATGTTAGAAGATGCCACAGTTATCTATCGTTTGGCACGGGCGCCAGAGCGTAGAATCTTTTACATTGATGTTGGTAACTTACCAAAAGCAAAAGCAGAGCAATATCTGCGTGATATGATGGTCAAGCACAAGAACAAACTTGTATATGATGCGAACACTGGCGAAGTCAGAGATGATCGTAAGTTTCTTACAATGCTTGAGGATTATTGGCTGCCTCGCAGAGAAGGTGGTCGTGGCACAGAGATTACAACTCTTCCTGGTGGCCAGAATCTTGGCGAAATGGACGATGTAAACTATTTCAAAAACAAATTATATGAAGCATTGAATGTTCCTACAACAAGATTACAGGCAGATGGTGCTTTCAATCTTGGTCGTGCTTCAGAGATCACAAGAGATGAATTAAAGTTCTCTCGCTTTGTTGGTCGTCTAAGAACACGCTTCTCAGAAATTTTTCATATTCTTCTTGAGCGTCAACTACTACTCAAAGGTGTAATCACAGCCGCAGAGTGGAAAGAGATGCAGGATAATATTCATTATGATTTCATGGAAGATAATCATTTTGCAGAACTAAAAGATTCTGAAGTTCTTGAAAATAGATTACGTCTGTTGCAAGATGTTGATCAGTACACTGGTAAATATTTCTCTACTGCTTGGATTCAGAAAAATGTTCTACGCCAGACAGAAGAAGATATTGAACAGATTAATCAAGAGATTGAAGACGAAGGCGATGGTGAAATTGATAATGATGAGTTCAATTAATCTAATTGCAATTTATTATAAATAGAATTACAGGAGATTTAATATGTCAGACTATACAACAAGAGATGCAGTAGAGTTCGCTGTTGACGGTAACACTGCCGAATTTAAGAATGCTATCAATAACATCATGGCTGATAAGGTCGCTGATGCAATTGAACTAAAGCGTATAGAAGTTGCATCTCAATTTATGTCTGCACAAGTATCAGACGAAGGGGATAATGATGTCCAAGATTCAGAAGTTTAGCACTTTCGTTGAGGCAAGTGCCGCTGATCTTTCAGCAAAAACGCCTAAGAATGACGAAAAACAACTAAAGCCACGCTCTAAAGGCGAGAAAGATTTTGATGACGCTCATGTAAAAGAGACAGAGCCGCATCCAACTGCCGATGATGAAGTGCATACGGGTTCTACTAAGCCAACAACACCTAAAGGTAAAGACGCTGGTGAAAAGAAGCCTGTCAAGCCAATCAAAGAAGAAGCTGATGATGAGGACGAAGATGATGAAGACGAAGATGATGAAGACCTAGAAGAAGGCGTTATGGATACCCTCAGAAAGATCGTTAAAGATAAGCAGATGCAAAAAGTAAAGTTTGCTAATGGTAAGACAATGAGAATTGATCTTACTACTGCATCAGCAATGGTAAATGCACACGACAAACGCATTAAGAATGATGCTACAAAAGCAAAGTTTGCCGATGCAGTTGAAAAAGATCCAAATTCTTTTATGAAGATGATGGATATCGCATTAGGAGGTAAGTAATGGCTATTAAGGTTCTTGCAAATACTGTTGCGTTTGGGACAGCCGCAAATAATGTATATAACGCCACTGCTGTTCGTATCACTAACGATGGTACTGCTAGAACTATTGTAATAGCAAATACTGCTGATCCACAAGAAAATGGACAACATGGTAACTATCCTGGCAGTCAAGTATCTATTAGACTAAATGCAAATGAAGTTGTAACTGTTAGGAAACGGCCACAAGATACAATCACTGCGAATAGTGGTGTATTCGGAACCAAAGTAGCGGAGATTGCGACATGAGCCTAAAACTTATTTGCGAAGTCAACGAAGACATTAACTATATCACAGAAGCAAAAGACGATAGCGGCAAAAAGTCGTACTTCATTGAAGGTGTCTTTATGCAAGGTGATATCAAAAATCGCAACGGTCGTGTATATCCAGCAGAAACCCTTGCTACAGAAGTTGCCAGATATAATAAAGAATACGTTGAAAAGAAACGTGCCTATGGCGAACTAGGTCATCCTCAGGGTCCTACAATCAACCTTGAGAGAGTTTCACACATGATTACAGAACTAAAACAAGATGGTTCTAACTTCATGGGTAAAGCAAAGATTATGACTGAAACTCCATATGGTGCAATCGTCAAGTCTCTTATGGACGAAGGCGCACAACTTGGAGTATCAAGTCGTGGTATGGGCAGTCTTAAAGCTGGAAAAGCTGGCGCACAAGAAGTGCAAAAAGATTTCTATCTTGCAACTGCCGCTGACATTGTTGCTGACCCATCAGCACCAGATGCTTTTGTAAATGGCATCATGGAAAGTAAAGAGTGGGTTTGGGAAAATGGCATAATCAGAGAAGCCACGATTGCTGATTATGAAACAGAGATCAAGAAGGCTTCCAAGTCTGAACTTGAGAGCGTGAAACTGAAAGTTTTCGAGAATTTCCTCTCAAAATTGTAATATTATAAATATAGATTAAATGAGTAATTATCTGATAAAGGAGACTCAAATGTCCGATCAAGAACTAGAAACGCAAGAGGATGATGCTATCCTTGAAGCACAGGAAGTTGTCGAGGACGTTGCTACTGAAGAAGAGAACCTTGAGGAAGCCAAGAAATCTGCTAACGAGATGAAGGCTGACGATGGACATTCTGAGGTACCTGCGCCTATAGCAACTAAAGCAACACCACCGAAAACAAAAATCGGTATGATCAATGCTATGGCTGCCGCCATGAAAGATATGAAGAAAGATGACCTTATGGCAGCTTATGGCCCAATGATGGACGCTATGCATGGTGATGATGAAGAAGAAGCCGAAGAAGGTATGCATCCTAAGAAAAAGATGAAGAAAGAGAGCAAGAAAGTTACTAAAGAAGATATTGACGTATCAGCCGATGTAACTGCATTGTTTGGTTCAGAAGAACTTTCTGAGGAATTCAAAGAGTCCGCAACGACAATCTTTGAAGCCGCTGTTCTTTCAAAGGTAAACGAAGTTCTGGACACTGCTACAGTAGAAATGGCTTCAGAGCTTGATGCAGAAAAAGAAACAATGGTCGAGGATCTCTCCACGAAACTTGATGACTACCTTGAGTATGTCGCCGAAGAGTGGATGAAAGAGAATGAACTTGCTATTGAAAAGGGTGTCCGTGCAGAAATCGTTGAAAACTTCATGCATGGTTTACGCAATCTATTCGCTGAAAACTACATTGACATTCCAGAAGAGAAAGTCGATCTAGTAGACGAACTAGCCGGTAAAGTTGAAGAACTTGAGGCTTCAGTCAGTGAAGAAGTTGATCGTAACATCGAAATCAAAAAAGAACTTGTCGAAATGAAGAAAGACAAGGAACTTGCAGTTGTTTGTGAAGGACTAACTGATTCACAAATTGAAAAGATGAAGTCACTAGCAGAAGGTGTTGACTATGATGCCGACACATATGCTGATAAACTAGCGACAATCAAAGAGAACTACTTCCCATCGGAAGAAGTTGTTGAGAATGATGCAACTGATGAAGAACCTCTTGAAATCGAAGAAGAGGCTACTGAAGTGACAGGCTCTATGGCTGCTTACACAGACGCCATTTCAAGAAGCATCAAAAAGTAATAATTTATAAATATTGTCTATAAAGGCTGATAGTTTACTAAAGGAGAAACTAAAATGTATCAATCTGATGAACTTCAAAAGAAGTGGCAGCCAGTTCTTGAGCATACCGACCTTGAGCCAATCAAGGATGCCCATAAGAGAGCCGTTACTGCAACACTTCTAGAAAACCAAGAAATGTCTGCCCGTGAGCAGATGCAAGGTTCTGGTGGTTACAACGCTCCAACACTTCTCGGTGAGGCCGCTCCTGCTAACGCAATGGGAGCATCTTCATCTGTAGCAAGTGCTGGAAATGTTGATATCTACGATCCAGTTCTTATCTCACTTGTTCGCCGCTCAATGCCGAACCTAATTGCATATGATATCGCTGGCGTTCAGCCAATGACTGGTCCAACAGGACTTATCTTTGCAATGCGTTCACGCTTTACATCACAAACTGGCGCAGAAGCAATGTTTAACGAAGCAAACACTTCTTTCTCTGCTCTTGCTTCCGGTAACACTGCTCATCAGTTTGGTGTTGCTAACGGTGCGTTGGGTTCAACCCAAGCCGGTACTGACCCAGCTGACCGTGCATCTGGTTCTGGTTATACTGTACACACTGGTATGTCAACTGCACTTGGTGAAGCACTTGGCGACTCAAGCACTAACGCTTTCAACGAGATGGCATTCTCAGTTGAAAAAGTTGCTGTTACTGCTGTTAGCCGTGCGCTAAAGGCTGAGTACACAATGGAACTTGCACAAGACCTTAAAGCAATTCACGGTCTTGACGCAGAAACAGAATTGTCAAACATTCTTTCTGCTGAGATCCTAGCTGAAATCAACCGTGAAGTAGTTCGTACAATCAACTACTCTGCTGTTGCTGGTGCTACAAAGAACACAACGACTTCTGGTACTTTCGATCTTGACACCGACTCAAACGGTCGTTGGTCAGTTGAGAAGTTCAAGGGTCTTATGTTCCAAATCGAGCGTGATGCTAACGAACTAGCCAAGGCAACTCGCCGTGGTAAGGGTAACGTAATGATCTGTTCTTCTGATGTTGCTTCTGCACTTCAGATGGCTGGCGTTCTAGATTACACACCTGCACTTACAAACAACCTTCAGGTTGACGATGCAGGTAACACATTTGCTGGCGTACTTAACGGCCGCATTCGTGTGTACATCGACCCATACTTTGCCGATGCAGCTAATAACTACTACACAATTGGTTACAAAGGCTCAAGTTCATTTGACGCTGGTTTGTTCTACTGCCCATACGTTCCACTACAGATGGTTCGTGCAATTGGTGAGAACACCTTCCAGCCGAAGATCGGCTTTAAGACCCGCTATGGTATTGTTGCTAATCCATTCGCTACTAACGATGGTAACGGCATTGCTGCCCGTCTTGGTTCTGGCGATGGCAACATCTACTACCGTATCGCAAAGGTTACCAACCTTATGTAATATAAGAGTTGGGTCAACCAACCTGAACTTGGGAGGGCTTTTGCCCTCCCTTTTTTTGTGCGTATAAATATACGCAAGGAGATATTGCTATGGCTCTACAAGGTACACAACCAAACAATTTAAGTTTTCTATCGCCAACTGGTTTTAGATTTCAGATTCAAAAAATTCCACATGTGAACTATTTTTGTACATCTGCTAATATTCCAGATATTAGTATGGGTCAGCTAGAACAAGATAATACATTTATTCGCTTGCCTATTCCTGGTGACAAACTCACATTTGGACAACTTGATCTAAATTTTCAAATTGATGAAGACCTAAAGAATTTTCGTGAAATCTACGATTGGTTAGTATCTCTGGGATACCCAGATAATTTTCAACAGAGACAGAGCGTACAGAATACACTAAAAGCAAATGCTGTAAGCACAGACAGGCAATATTCAGATGCAAGCCTAATTATTACTACAGCCCAGTACAAACCTAATATTGAAGTTAAATTCATTGATGCTTATCCAATTAATTTGGCCGCATTAGAATTTAACACAACGGGTACGGACATAGAATATCTGCAAGGGCAAGTATCATTTGCCTATAGAAAATACGAATTATCAACTATCGCATAAGGTGCTATAATGTTTAGTAAAATGTGCAAAGATCATATGGACTACGAAGGTCTATCACGCTGGCAACATTTCAAGCGGGCTATAGGCTTTGCATGGATGTCATGGGGCATCTGCTGGAGAGCTGTTGTTCATGCATTTATTCCATGTCTCTATACGAGATATGCCACAGAAAAAATTAAGGACATTGCGAAAAAATTATGACAAAGAAGTATCTGGTAGAACAGATAAATAAGTATATCAACTATCCCCAATACTGTAATTATCTAATTAAAATATTTGAATTGAGAATGAAAAATGATAAAAAATGAATTTTCTGTTGGAATTCTGAATGCATTTAGAAATTCAATAGGAACAAGTACACTTGGGCTTGCAATTATTTTCTTTGTTGGTCATATTATAATTGCTATGACTGTCGTAAGTATAATGACAGGAGCAAGTTTATGGGAAGCAGGTGCAGTTGCAATAGTTGAACCAGCAATCAATTCTGTATGGTTTTATGTATTACACAAAATATGGAAGTCGTTTAATGAAAGTTGAAGATATTATGGAGCAGTGGGACAAAGACTGCAAACTTGATGAAACAGAATTGGGCAATGAGTCCACAAAGATACCCACATTACACAATAAATACTTGAAGATATTTCTCGCAGAACGAGTTCGGCTCTTTCAACAAAAAGCTGAACTGAAAAAGAAGCGAAGAGTATTACTAGAATATTATTTGGGTGAACTAGATCAAAGCGAACTAGAAGAACTAGGTCGGGATCAATTTTATAAGAAACTTCTAAAGAATGAGGTTGATCTTTACATTGATAGTGATGACATGCTGACAGATATTAGTCTGAAGGTTACATTACAGCAAGAGAAGGTCGACTATCTTGAATCAATAATCAAGAGCATAAACAATAGAGGCTTTCAGATCAAAAATGCAATCGAATGGAACAGATTTATCACCGGATGATTATCTTGAAGAAAGAGTGAGATCAATTAAGAAGCGCATATTTCGCTTCAAACAAGATTATGGATATTTATGGCCCAAACAAAAGACCCCTACACCCCCAGCACCGGTGCAGAAGAAACCCGTGAAACAATCTATGTACACAAACTCAACGAAGCATTCATTAAGTTGGGATCAGATTCAGGCACTGCACAAGAAATAAGTGACTATTTCACTTTTGAAGTCCCTGGCGCTAAATTTATGCCCGCTTATCGAAACAAGTATTGGGATGGTAAGATACGATTGTTCAATGTGAACACCAGACAGATATACGCTGGTCTGTTTCATCATCTGCAACAATTCTGTCAAGAGCGTGATTACATTCTTGAGGATGTGGATGATGCATATGCATTGAATGATATATCTACAAAAGAAGCCTCGGAGTTTTTCTCTTCTTACCCGATACAACCTCGTGATTATCAGATCGGTGCTTTTGTACACGCCATACGCCACAGCCGTGCGATGATTCTCTCGCCTACGGCGAGTGGTAAATCCCTCATCATCTATATGCTTTGCGACTTTCTACCCGGGCGTAAGCTGATAATTGTACCCACTACTTCATTAGTATCTCAGATGAATGGTGATTTCAAAGATTATTCTGAGAATCAACATAGTTATTCTACACACTTAATCATGGCAGGTCAAGACAAAAATGCAGATGCAGACATTTTTATTTCAACCTGGCAGTCAATCTATAAGATGCCTCGTAAATGGTTTGATCAGTTTGATGTTGTAATAGGTGACGAAGCGCATCTATTTAAGTCACAATCACTAACTAGCATTATGACCAAATTAGAAAATTGTAAGTATCGCTATGGTTTTACGGGTACATTGGACGGGACACAGACGCACCAACTGGTTTTAGAGGGATTATTTGGTAGTGTGATGAAGGTTATCTCCACTAAAGAATTAATGGATTCCGATACTGTCGCCGATTTAAAAATTAAGGGCCTTGTTCTAAAATATCCAGATGTCACACGCAAGATGATGACAAAAGCAGATTATAAAGATGAGATTGATTTTCTCATTTCAAATGAAGCACGAAATAAATTCATAAAAAACTTGACATTGAGTCAAAAAGGTAATACACTGGTACTTTATCAAATGGTAGAGAAGCACGGTCAAGTCTTATATGATCTCATAAATAGTAGCGTAGACGAAAATCGCAAAGTATTTTTTGTACATGGAAAGGTTGATGCAGATGAGCGAGAAGAAGTTAGACGAATTACAGAAGGTGAAGATGGCGCTATCATCATCGCTAGTTATGGCACTTTCTCAACTGGCATCAACATACGAAACTTACATAATATTATCTTTGCTAGTCCTAGTAAGTCTCGTATAAGAAATCTACAGTCAATTGGTAGAGGACTACGCAAGGGCAATAATAAAGATTCTGCTACACTATATGACATAGCAGATGATCTATCTTGGAAGAATTGGCACAACTACACGCTAAAGCATTTTGCTATTCGTGTGAAGATGTATAATGAGGAAGAGTTCAACTACAAAATTTACAATATTAGGATCAACGATGTTAAGTCTGATAAAATTAGTAAACGGAGAAACTCTAGTCTGTTCGATAATTGAGAGGACAGAGAGTGGGTTTCTAATTGAAGACCCTCTTAAACTTGAAATTGTAAATCATGGTGGTGTTCCGTCCATGATGACAACTTACTGGATTCCTTTGCCTGATGATGAATTAAGGGTTGACATTTGGCAGGATCATGTTATAATGATAAGTGATATGACCGAAGATTTAGAGAAATTTTATTTGAAGGCTCTTAAACATGCAAGAGGTATAAAGCCGATAGACGACACAAAAGTTAAGGTTGATAAAGATAAAGATAATCTTGAGAATGATGTTAAGAATATGACTAATCAGCAAAAGAAAAAATTGTATGCGGCGGTCGCTGGACTATCTGCGAACACCGTCTTTCATTAAGGATTAATTATGGACAAACCAAAAAGACAAAAGCATAATTATGTTGACAACAAGAAATTTTTGGCCGAGATGATTACATTTAGAGAATCAGTCATTGCGGCAGAGAAAGAAGGCAAAACACGACCAGTGGTGCCATTCTATATTGGTGATTGCATTATGAAAATTGCCACACATTTGTCATACAAACCAAATTTTATAAACTATACGTTTAGAGAAGAGATGATTTCAGATGGTATTGAAAACTGTCTGCAATATATCGACAACTTCAATCCAGAAAAATCTAAGAATCCGTTTGCGTATTTCACACAGATTATTTACTACGCATTTCTTAGAAGGATTCAAAAAGAAAAACGATATCTCTATACAAAATATAAAGCAACTGAAAATGCTAATATTTTTGGTGAGACTTCTGATGTCCAAGAAAGTGATATCATGTCGCACTATAATGATGGCGTAAAGCATAATGAATGGTCACAAGAATATATGGGTGACTTTATTGAGAACTTTGAGGCAAATAAACGCCGCAAGAAGAAGACAACACGACCGACACTTGATAAGTTTATTACTGAGGACAAAGATGAAGATAGCACTGGTTACTGATACGCATTGGGGAGTAAGAAACGATGCTCATCATTTTCTTAATTACATGGGTAAATTTTACGATAATATTTTCTTTCCCTATCTGGAAGAAAACGGGATTGACACGATCATACATCTCGGAGATATCGTTGATAGGCGCAAGTATATCAACTATGTTACTCTACGCCATCTTAAAGATACTTTCATAAATCCTATCATTGAGAAGGGGTATGATCTTCATGTAATCATCGGCAATCACGATGTACCATACAAGAATACAAATGACATAAATTCAATGCGTGAGATATTCTCAGAGCATAAAGTGAAGTCATATTGGGAGCCGGAGACGGTTCAGTTTGATGGTACTGATATATGTTTAATGCCGTGGATCAATAACGCTAATTATGCTCAAGCGATTGATCATATGGACAAGACACCAGCGCAGGTGCTATTTGGCCATCTAGAGATTGCTGGCTGTCTAATGATGCGTGGCCAACATAACGAGCATGGCATGTCTAAAGAGCAATTTTCAAAATTTGATCT